TAAGATGGGGTCAAGCTAACAGTTATTATCAAAAACTTATAGAAAGACTAACTTGGATTGAAAATAGACATTCAACTCTAGGAGAAAAAAATATTGTAAAAGATATTGACGCCGGATTTATTGCTGTGGGACAAAATTGGAATGGTAAAGATGTAGCAGAAATTCAAAAAAATGTTCTAGAATTTTTTGGATTTAAAACGCCTGATCAATTATTTTGGAATTGGCAATTTACAGATAACGCGCTTGATGAAACTGCTCGTTCTTATTTGAAGGGTGTGTCTACATTTGAAAAAACATTTATTAAACCATGATAAAGCTAAGTAATATTTTGTCGGAAGTTCTCAAAGAAGGTGGTGCTGGTGGTCATATGGAGCATCCATTTGATTTTACATCTACTGCAAAAGAATTTATAAACGTTTTTCAAAAGTCAATCGCATCGTTGGAGAAAGGAACTGGTAGTGTCAAGATTGATGGTGTCAATGCTAGTATTCGTTTAGTCAATGGAGAATTTGTGATGGACCGTGGTAGTGCGAAACCACTAGACATTAAGGGAATGCGCCCACAAGATCTAAGTGCTAGATTTTTACCAAATCAAGAAACAGGTTCAGAACATGGGTTCATTAAAATTGGTACCAGAGTCATTCAAATATTTGATGAAGCTATACCAACAACTCAAAACGAATTGAAAGCTCTTGGGTTATTGAACAATCCAAACATTTTGTTGAACATTGAATATGTTGAAGGACAAACAAACGTTCTTGGATACGAAGACATTGGTAACTTTTTGGCAATTCATGGTTTAAAAGAAATAAAGCCAAAGACATTTGGTAAAGACGGTAGTGTCAAATCAAGAGTAGCTACTGAAATTTCTTATGATAAAACCGCAATGCAATCTTATATCAATAAGTTGAATTTGGTTGCTAAGAAATATGGATTTAAAGTATTAGGAAGTGTTGATACTAAATTCAAAACTCGTCCAAATCTTTCAAAACCATTGGGCGAAAAAGTTACATTGTATCCTCAAGGAAAACCAGTAACCAAGAGTTTGAAAGATTGGTTGACTAATGTAACTATTCAAACACCGTTAATTACCCGTGAACAATTTCAGAAAGCAGCTGCAAGTAAAAATATTACGCGAGATTTTGAGGGTCAAGACATAGACAAGATAGTTAATGATATTATTGTTTATATTACTACAATCAAGTTGGGCGATGAAATTCTCAAGAATGCTACTAGTGAAATTGGTGATCTAGAAAAACATGAAGGCATTGTTGTAAGAGATCCAAGTATTCATAGTAAGCCATTTAAAATAACTGGTAGTTTCATTATTAGGGGACTACAAAGTGGTTTTGGTAAATAAAATAAATACATATTTGTTATGAAAAGAGCATTAGGTAAAAGCAATCTCGATATTATTAAAGATTACGTGGATGGTAATCGTCCATTCGTGCAAGTTGGTTATGATTCTAATCTTGAAAATAGTAAACGCAAAGAAGGTGATGAGTGGGAGGATGGGCAGGGACGGAAGTGGATTTGGAAAAATGGTAGTAAACGCCGTGTTTCAAAACGAGCATCAATCGTTGTGGAACAACGTTGTAAACACTGCAATATGGATGTTCGATGGGGTAGTTATTTGGATGATAGAACATGGCCAAAGTCTGGATTATGTTATGAATGTTTTATAAATGAAGAAACTCATCTTAAAAAATTGGGTATTTGGGATACATTCAACAAAATCCGTGAACTCAAGAATATAAAATCAGCATTGTTGGATTATAAGAATAAATTTGAAGAGGCTAAAAACTGGTGTGACCAAAATCATAATAAACCAGTTGAATTTCTTGAAGAAGATGGATCTATAGAACATTGGGAAGGAGTGCCAGATATGTCAAAAATCCGTGAAAATATAGAGTTAGACTTAACAGCCGTAGTAAAAAGATTAGAAAATATAGATGCTGAGATTAGTGAATTAGAAACAAAATATGAGTCAGCAAAACTTAAGAGAGATAATAAAGCAAGAATATAAAAAATGTATTGAAAATCCTATATACTTCATAAAGAAGTATGTAAAGATTCAACATCCCATACGTGGTACAGTTGGATTTGAATTGTATCCATTTCAAGAGAAGGCATTACAAGACTTTGTTGATAATCAATTGAACATTGTTCTTAAAAGTCGTCAGATGGGTATTAGCACTCTTACTGCTGCTTATAGTTTATGGTTAATGACATTCCATAATGATAAGAATATTTTATGTATTAGTATAACACAGGAAACCGCAAAGGAAATCGTTACCAAGGTAAGATTTGCTAATGATAATCTTCCTAGTTGGTTAAAAGTGCCATGTGTGGAAGATAATAGATTGTCATTAAGATTAAAGAATGGATCACAAATTAAAGCTGTCTCATCGGCTGGCACAGCAGGTCGTTCATCAGCATTATCATTGTTAATTATAGACGAAGCTGCGTTTATTGATGGTATAGAAGAAATTTGGTTATCATCACAATATACTTTATCTACTGGTGGTAGATCGATTATATTAAGTACACCGAACGGCGTTGGTAACTTTTTTCATAAAACATGGATTGAATCGGAAGAAAACGAAAAGTCTGGTAAAAAAGGATTCAAAACAATAAAATTGCCATGGCATTTACATCCAGAAAGAGATCAATCGTGGAGAGATAATCAGACAGAATTATCAGGTGTAAAGGGTGCTGCGCAAGAATGTGATTGTGATTTTAGTACATCAGGCAATCAAGTAGTTAGTGTTGATGTATTGGAATTTTATAAACAAACATACATAAAAGATCCTATAGAAAGGCGAGGTAATAATCAAGATTTATGGATATGGGATTACCCAAATTATAGCAAGAATTATTTAGTGACAGCTGATTGTGCTAGAGGCGATGGTGCAGATTTCAGCGCTTTTCATGTTATAGATGTTGATACTATGGAACAAGTTGCAGAATATAAAGGGCAATTAACTACAAAAGATTATGGCAATCTATTAGTAACTATTGCTACTGAATATAATAATGCACTATTAGTTGTAGAAAACAATAACGTTGGTTGGGGTACACTTCAACAGATTATTGACAGAAATTATCCTCATACGTTTTATAGTTCAAGTGATCTCACAATTGTGGATGTGGAAAAAACATATAGCAACAAATTACATGCACAAGATAAAAAGATGGTTGCTGGATTTACTACAACTACTAAAAACAGACCATTAGTTGTAAGTAATTTGGAGTTATTTTTTAGACAAAAACAAGTAATTATTAAATCGAAACGATTATATGAAGAGTTGAATGTTTTTATTTGGAATGGACCAAAAGCAGAAGCACTACGTGGCTACAATGATGATTTGGTAATGTCTATGGGAATAGGATTATGGGTACGTGAAACTGCACTTAGACTTAGAAATGATCAGATTGCTTACAATAGACAAATGTTAGCAGGCATTAGTAAAGTATCCAGCGTTCATAATTCTCCTATATTAACAAAACCATTTGGTTCTCCTACAGAAGGGTGGGATTTCAACCCAAATGCTAATATAAACAGTAAAAAAGAAAGTTTAACTTGGTTGTTATAAATACTTATATATATGGCGGTAAGATATGACTGATAAATCATTTCAAGAATTAAAGAATAGATCGCTTTTTGCAAGATTAAAACGTCTTTTTAGTAATGATGTTATTGTACGTAATATTGGTGGTAAGAAATTAAAGGTAATTGACACTGATGAAATTCAATATGCTACAGATCGTAATAGTTTAAGAGATCGTTTTAATCGTCTTAGAACTACCGCATATAATCAATATACCCGTGACTTTAATCTTAGCTATCAAAGTAGTCGTGTAGAACTATTTCGCGATTATGATACAATGGATATGGATCCAATTCTCGCATCTGCATTAGACATTTATTCGGATGAATGTACAAGTAAAAATGAATTGGGTGACATTATCTCTGTTCAATCTTCGAATGATGATATCAAACAAATATTAAACAATTTATTTTATGATATTCTTAATATTGAGTTTAATCTTTGGTCTTGGACTCGTAGCATGGTCAAGTATGGCGATTTTTATTTAAGGTTACATATCAGTCCAGAATATGGCGTATACATGGTTGAACCACTTAGTTCATATTATGTTACTCGTATTGAAAATGCACATCTACAAAATAAGAATTTTGTTAAGTTTCAAGTTAATCTTCCATATGGTAATAAAATTGAAGATCTTGAGAACTATCAAATTGCACACTTTCGTTTACTGAGTGATAGTAACTTCTTACCTTATGGTAAGAGTATGTTAGAAGGTGCTCGCCGTGTTTGGAAACAATTGAGTTTAATGGAAGATGCAATGTTGATTCATCGCATCATGCGTGCTCCAGAAAAACGTATTTTTAAAGTCGATATTGGTAATATTCCTCCAAATGAAGTTGATAATCACATGGAACGAATTATTGCGCAAATGAAAAAGACTCCATATTTGGATCAACAAACTGGTGACTATAATTTACGTTTTAACCTTCAAAACATGGTTGAAGACTTTTTCCTACCAGTTCGTGGTGGCGATAGTGGTACAAGTATTGATAATTTGCCTGGACTAGAATGGACAGGTACAGATGATATTGAATATCTACGCAATAAGATGATGTCAGCACTTAAGATTCCAAAGGCATTCTTGGGGTATGATGAATCATTATCTGGTAAGGCTACATTGGCGGCTGAAGATATTCGTTTTGCTAGAACAATTCAACGTGTACAACGTATTATTGTTAGTGAATTGAACAAGATTGCGGTAATTCATTTGTATAGTCAAGGATATAGAGATGAATCGTTGGTAGACTTTAGTTTACAATTAACAAACCCATCTACTATCTTTGAAAAGGAAAAGATTGATGTTTGGAAAAGCAAAGTAGAAGTAGCCAAAGACATGCAAGAACAAAAATTGTTCAGCAAAAAATGGATTTATGATAACGTATTTAGCATGTCTGAGCAAGATATGATTAATTTACAAAAACAATTAATCGATGATGCTAAAGGAATTTATAGATTTAAACAAATTGAAGAAGATGGTAATGATCCAGCTTTAGCATTCTTAAAATCAAAGGGAGAAGAATCTGGAGGCACTGATACTGGTGGAGATGCGGGTAGTGGCGAAACTGGAGGAACTGAGTCTGGCAGTGAGGCTGGTGGTACACCCCCAGAATCATCTGGTGGTGGAAGTGAAACTCCAAAATTAACTGAAAAGAAAAGAGATCAAACTGGTAGAAAGGATGCTAGTAAATACCCATTCGGAGAAGACCCATTTGGTAATTTAGAAAACAAGAGAGTTAGCGATTTATCACCAACGCACAAATATAAAAATAAATCACCGTTGTCGCTAGAGTCATTGTCGGTTTTGTTAAAAGATTTCGAAACCAAGGAAGTTTTGAAAGAGTCTGTAAAAAAACCATCTTTTATGGACGAAAATAATATAAAAGAATAAAAGAAAAGTATAAATAGCGAATAATTTTAATCTTTACATATATTTATATTTAATTGGAACTTATGCATAAGAAAGCGAAACATTCTAAGTTTAAAAATAGCGGAGTGCTATTTGAATTACTTACCCGACAAATAACGTCTGATATTCTTGCCGGACGTGATGAAACATTCACGAAAAATCTAATGTTCAATTATTTCAACGAGTCAAAGGAGTTGGGTAAAGAGTTCCAATTATACAACTTTATATCATCACAATCTTCTAGGAATCCAGAATCGGCAGATCGTATTTTAGATGTTGTTTTGCAGACTCGTTCTAAGATTAATAGTCGTGAATTAAATAAACAAAAGTATAATTTGGTAAAAGAAATAAAAGAAAAGTATAATATCGATGAGTTCCTAAAGAATAAGATTCCAAATTATAAGTTGTATGCATCAATATATAAATTGTTTGAAAATGAAAATGTTAATGAGGTAAAGTTTGGGGTGGAAGAATTAATCGAATCAAGAGAATATGTTGTTGAGAATTTGACTAAGATAAAAAAGAATGAATCACAACCACTTGATTTGTATAGTTCTCAAACTGCTGAAGTTCGTTTGATTGCTTATAAGTTCCTAATTGAAAACTTCAACAAAAAGTATAGTAATTTACTACCTGACCAAAAACGTTTGTTGAAAGAATATATCACAAATGTATCAAATACAAATAAATTTACTGAATTTGTGAATCTTGAATACAAAAGAGTATCTGGTATATTGAAAGAAAGTTCATCTAAGATTGTTAATAATGATATTATTAAGATTAAATTAAACGAGACTATTACACAACTTTCAAATAAAACCATAAATGGATTGGTAAAAGAAAACCAATTGACATCACTCTTAACTGCATATGAATTAATTGAGGAACTGAATAAGATTCAAAATGAAAAATCATCTTAAAAAGTCTAGCGATTCGTTTGGAGAAGTTGTAAAAAAATATGCTCAAATTTATCGTGAAAAAATAGAAAATCAGGTAGATGCCGAGTTAAAGAAGAATGAGGCTAGTACAACGGGCACTATGGGCGTTGCTACAGGCGGAGCGCATATGGGTGGTGATATTGGTACTACACCATTTGCTTTTAATAGAAAAGGTGCTAGACCAAGCGTTGTACATCAAGCCGGATTTACACCTACTAAGAAAGTTAAAAAAAGTCAAAATTATAAGTTGGAAAATCAAATGTATAGTGAACCAGCTTATGTAACACCTGCTCAAAATATTGAACCAGTATCTACCTATAGAGATCAAAATGGTTTAGTACAACATGGTGATCCTGAATTGGATCCTGGTTTAGCAGGTCATGAACAAGGTCAATTGCCAATGACCGAACAAGCTATTAAACTTGTCAAAAAAATACGTAAAGAAGGCGTTGGTGGTTTAATTTATAAATTACAACATGAAGTTGAAGGTCAACCAGTTGCGGAACCAGCAACCGCTGCGTCAACAGCTCAACCTAATCCAGTCGCAACAAAACCAAAAACATCAAATGTAGATATAAATGTTCAATCGTATAATGTACAAACCGATTTTACAGATTTTGATTCAAAATTAAAGGATAGTACTGAACAATTAAAGACTAATTTACAAAGAAAAATTCAAGATGCTATTTTGGATAAAAAGATAGTTGTGCGTGCTAGTAAGGGATATAAACAACCAGAAGCAGATTATACAATCAACGTTACAGGAGTAAATATTGATTATTATTATGATAGATATGTAATTGTAATAACGGGTCGTGAAGAAAGTAAACAAAAAGTTGCTAAGTTCTTTATTAAACCAGGATTTAAAATCAGAATTTTAGGAAAGGCAGATGTGAAACCTAAAGATCAATATCAAATTGCTAAATCAAAGGCTTTGGTTGATCCAAATAAACAAGTTGTTACACAACCATCAAATGTTGTAACATCTGACGAGCCTGCAGTTGCTAAACAAACCGCTGGTGAAAAGCCACCAGGAACTCAACCTACTGCTTAATATGAAACAAATATTAATTGATGTATTACCATTCAAATTTAAAAAAACTTCATTAAATGAGTCTTTAAAAGACGGCAAATTATTAGTTAGTGGAGTATTACAACGTGCTGACGCAAAGAACCAAAATGGTCGTTTATATCCAGAAGACGTATTAAAACGTGAAGCTGACAAGTATATGGAAAACTTTGTAAAGCAACGTCGTGCTATGGGCGAACTTGACCATCCAGAATCGTCCGTTGTTAATTTAAAGAATGTTAGCCATAACATTGTTGACATGGGATGGGATGGTAAAGATTTGGTTGGTACTGTAGAAATTCTTCCTACACCCAGTGGTAATATTTTAAAAGATCTATTACAATCTGGTATTCTATTGGGTATTAGTAGTCGTGGTCTAGGTAGTGTAAAGAAAGATATGCGTGAAGGTGCTGATATTGTACAAGATGATTTTGATTTAATTGCTTTTGACTTTGTAAGCAATCCAAGCACACAAGGTGCATTCATGTATCCACAAGGTAAAATCAACGAAAGTGTAGATAATAAAATTATCGTAAATCCTTATACAAATGCAGAAAGATTAATTCATAATATTCTTTCCGAATTGTAATTTAACTAATATTTATATTCATATGATAAAGCTAAAACATCTAGTAGAGAATTCAACCGAAGTTGCTTATACTCCTCTTACAAAAGAAGAAAAAGTAAAGCTATATGAAACCATCAAAGCTTATAATGAATATCGCAAGAGCTTAAAGGCTGAATCTATTTATGAAACAGCACATAAAATTATTGATGTGATTAATTTAGCCGAGCGTTACACACTAAAGGAGTGTGGTGATTGGATGGAAGCTAAGATGGTTGAACGTGATATGAAAGAAGTAAAGAGGATGGCCGGTAAACTTTACGAAGAATCACAAAAGATTAAAGAAATAGAACACAAACTTGAAATGCTTTATGAAGAAATCGGTATGAAACTAGAACGTTATTTTGAGATTGCGGATCCAATTACGGAATCTCCTCAATCGTATCAAGTACAAGGTAGACCTGATTCAGTTAGCATTGTTTCTTCAAGAGATATCGACCAACCTAATTAAAATATCTTTGTTGGAATATTATCAATAAATTCCAATAGTTTATTAAAACTTTCAAATACGTAACGACGAGTTGTTTCTAAAACATATCCGTCTTCTTCTTTATAAATCTTAACAAATTGTTTTTCATTTTCCATTTCAAGTGATGGAATCTCTACTTCGCAGGTCATATCATAGTCATTATCCATTTTGAACCCCATGTGACCTAATGTATCAAGTTCATTAAATGACCATCCGTTTGGATTATCGATATCCATTATTTTATATTTAGGATTATCTTCAGTTTCTACATTAAGAAAGTTTTTCATTTTCATAGTTGTAGGTCTATAGTTAAAATCATGATTATCTCTATCTTTATTAATAATAAATTTCAAATTACTATCTTGTGATTCAATGTAATTTTTAAATTTTGGATTATAATTATAGGCCATATGAGTTAATTCTATCAATAAAGTCTGATAAGACTTTGGTTTTCCCAGATTCATCATCTTCAAAAATATTACTTAGTGTATAAAACACTTTATCTTCAGGTTTATCTGTATCATCTGACATAATTCTGATAAAACAAGCATAGTTATAAAGACCTTTATTTTGATTATTGGCTAACTTTTTGAAGACAAATTTTTTTGAAGAATCATTACTATGTATATCCGCGATGATTTCACCGGTGCTTCTTTTGTGTATAAAATTTGTTTTTCCAAACCCAGCAAATCCATTTTGTTTGGATTGAAATACTAATAATTCTTTTTGATTAAATGGTAGACCAACATTTTCTCTTAATACTTGGTCAAACGGTTTATCAATGATTTCTTTTGCCTTACTAAGAGTATATTCAGATCCACTTTCTTTGTATCCTTCTTTTAATTTGTGAAGTATTTCTTTAATTTTGATAAAATGATTCACACTAGTTGGTTTGATTGTTTTTGCCATTTTAAGAATTTGTGGAGATACTTTATTTGGTGATATATCACCTTTTTGTAATCCACGTACTAATCTGAATAGTCTTGCTTGTTTTTCACTTTTAGCAGGCATATACAATAAATATGATTTTTTTTAATATATTATGCATTTTAATTATATTTATTTATTAAATACGTCAATCATTTGATGTCTACAAAAAATCAATCTTCTTTGGAGTTCTATAATAACTTCACAAACAATATAAGAAAGGTAAAATTAATATGAGCGATCTATTAAAGGAAAGCATCGCAGACGCAAAGGCAGTTCGTGAAACTGCAATTGCTAATGCAAAAACTTTTCTTGAGGAAAATTTTGCTAAGAGCATGAAAGAAATGTTCGCAGACCAACTCAAGAAAGAAATGGTTGAAGAAGAAAACACCGAAACTAAAGAAGGTAAAGTTGAAGAAAAGTTAGCTTCATCCGGTATCGGCGGTGAAAAGGGTAATACTGCTGATACGCAACATCCAAAATCTCCATCTGCTTCGGCTAACAAGACATCAACCGAAACAAGTGGTAACGAAACTGAAGTTGCTAAGCTTGAAGAAGAAGAGGGTGCCGAAGTAACCAGCGAAGAACTTGAAGAAATTCTAGCAGAGCTAGAAGGTGAGGTCGGACACGGACATGATGCCACAGACAAACCAGAGAAAGACGAAAGCATCAATAAAGATGCGGATGGCCTGGAGGAAATGGATGATATGGATGAAACAGTAAATTTAGATGAACTTCTAGCAGAACTAGAAACTGAAGAAGAAAACGTCGATCCAGCCGCTGCTGCCGTAGCAGCTCCAGCAGCTCCAGCCGCTCCTGTTGCTCCAGCTGCAGCTGCTCCAGAAGCAGTTCCAGCCGCATCCGCAGCTCCTGCCCCAGGTCAAGTTCCATCACCATCTGAAGGGGATGTAACCTGTGAAGAAATGGCAGAAGCTCTAGTAGCTATTAATGAAGAAAACGAAGCATTGAAGAACCAATTGAGTGAACACGTAGAAACTGTCAAGTATTTGAAAGGTGTTCTATCAGAAACCAATTTGTTAAATGCTAAGTTGCTATACACCAACAAGTTGTTCAAGGGCAAGACTTTGACCGAAGAACAAAAGTTGAAGATTATTAACACTTTCGACTTGACTAAAAATATTCGTGAAGTCAAGTTGGCATATACAGTTTTGGCCGAATCAATTAATGGAGGTGGATCAGTTGTTAAAAAGAAGACAAATGCAACTGTAAGTACTATCACCGAAGGTTTGGCAAGCAAACCAGTATCCAGCACAAAGCCTGAATCTACCATTGTAGAACCTCAAGCTGATGTGATGGCTTCAAGATTCCAAAAGCTCGCAGGAATTAAGAAGTAATTAGTTTGCGAGTATTAACAAACCAAAAAGATAAAAAAAGGAAAAAATATTATGGATGTAAAAAGTCTATTAACAAATAATATGAATCCACAAGCCAAATTGATGGCCGAAACCCGTGGATTACAAACTAAGTGGGAAAAGACAGGCCTTCTTGAAGGCGTAACTGGTGTTGAAAAGGCACACATGTCAATCCTATTAGAAAACCAAGCAAAGCAATTGCTAGATGAAGCTTCTACAACTGGTACATCAACCAGTTCAGAACAATGGGCTGGCGTTGCTCTACCATTAGTTCGCCGTGTATTCGCTGAAATTGCTGCTAAGGAATTCGTAAGCGTTCAACCAATGAATTTACCATCCGGTCTAGTATTTTACTTAGACTTTAAGTATGGTACTGGTAAGTTGGGTCAAACCCCAGGCACTAGCTTGTTCGGTGGTACCAATTCTGCTAAGTTCGGTTCAACCGATGCAGCAGTAAATGGTCTATACGGTCAAGGTCGTTTTGCTTACTCTGAACGTGTAGTAACGAGTTCAGCATTCACATCCGCAAACGCAACTGTAACTTCCGCAAGCTGGAAAGATCTACAATTTGATTCAGCATTTAGCTCCTCATTGTCAGGCACTAATGTTAAGGGTGTCTTCAAGATTGCTCTAGATATTAACGACAATACTCAAGCCACAAACGGATCTTTAGCCGCTACTGGTTATGTATGGAATGCTGACTTGAACGCAGTACGTTCATTTGGTCTGCAAACTACGGGTAACGTAGGCCTAACTGTATTAAACACCTACGCCAACGTAGTAAATACAGGTACTATTGCTGCACCAAACTACGTAATTAACTTGTTCGTAAGTCAATCAAGTACCGCTGCTACCCCAGCACAAACTCCAAAGTTGAACTACACAATTCAACCTACAGATAATCGCCGTGGTGACTTTGAAGCTGGTAAGACCGCAGGTGAAGGTTCTGGTAATGCTGCTGGTACCGCTACACAACCTATCGGTGACGATATCAGTATTCCTGAAGTAAACTTGGTACTAAACAGCGAACCAATAGTTGCTAAGACCCGTAAGTTGAAAGCAGTCTGGACTCCAGAATTGGCTCAAGACTTGAACGCATATCATTCCATCGATGCAGAAGCAGAACTTACTGCTCTATTGAGTGAATATGTATCTATGGAAATCGACCTCGAAATCCTAGACATGTTGAACGAGTCCGTAACTGGTACTACTACCGAAGCTTGGTCAGCCCAAATTGGTACTGAGTTCACTAAGACTCTAAGCTTTGCAGGTGGTGGTACAACAGGTACTCCGGTTGCTAACTTCACCCGTGTAGTTAACAGCTCACCAAATCGTACTGCTTACGTTAAGAGCACTTGGTTCCAAACTCTTGGTAACAAGATCCAAAAGGTCTCAAACAAGATTCACCAATTGACTCTACGTGGTGGTGCAAACTTCCTAGTATGTTCACCAGACGTAGCAACTATCTTGGAATCAATCCCAGGTTATGTTGTTAACACAGATGGTGATCAAGCTAAGTTCGCAATGGGTGTAAGTCGTGTTGGTAGCTTCGCAAGTCGCTTCCAAGTTTACAAGAACCCATACATGACTGATAACGTAATCTTGGTTGGTTTCCGTGGAAGCAACTTCCTAGAAACCGGTGCAGTATATGCTCCATATATTCCACTAATCCAAACTCCATTGGTTTATGACCCAACTAACTTCACACCACGTAGAGGCGTAATGACCCGCTACGCTAAGAAGGTAGTGCGCCCCGAATTCTATGGAAAAGTTCTTATCAGTGATCTTGACACCGTATAATTCTTGGTTCAATTAAAATAACTCAAAACCCCAACGAAAGTTGGGGTTTTTTGTTGCACATAAATAAAATATTTGACATTACCATAGAATTTGTATATACTTATATTATATGAAAAGTGGTGTATACAAAATAACAAATATTAAAAATGGTAAGTTTTACATTGGCTCTGCTAAAGATATTGACCGTCGTTGGTGGGAACACAAAAACGATTTAAAGCAAAATAAACATATCAATCCTAAGCTGCAACATGCGTGGGATTTTTATGGAGAGTCTGGTTTTGAATTTGTTATTTTGGAGAATGTGAATGAAAGTGAATTATTTAAACGAGAACAATTTTATTTAGATATATTTAAACCTTATATGCGTGATATTGGTTATAATATCAGTCCAATAGCTAACGGTGGAGATAATTTTACATATAATCCTAATAAAGAAAAAATCTTAGAAAATATGACTGCTGCAAATAATGTGGGTCATATGCATGGTAAAAAACATAGTGATGAGGCTAAGGAGAGACAGCGAGAACGTGCTGTAGGACGTTATACATTAGAGTGGTTTGTTGCTAAATATGGTACTGACGTTGGTACACTTAAATATAAGGAGAGACAGCGAGAACGTGCTGTAGGACGTTATACATTAGAGTGGTTTGTTGCTAAATATGGTACTGACGTTGGTACACTTAAATATAAGGAGAGAAATGAAAAGTTGGCTAATCGCAATATTAATTACAGTTATGATAACGGCTTAAAAGGCAAAAAGCGTGGTGCTATGAGTGATGAAATGAAACGTAAGATTAGTGAACAAAAGAGAAACTTTGCGCTTAGAAAAAATGAATTTGTTGATGATTTGAAGAGTGGTAATTTTAGTAATAACGAATTGAGTGAAAAGTATGGTGTATCACTAACCACGATTAAATTACATAAAAGAAAATATTAATTTTTTTTTGTTTTTTTTGTTTTTTATATATTTGACATTATCATAAAATTTATATATACTTATATTAGTTCTCCGTTTTATGCTACAAAATTTAATTAATGTTTCGCAACCCATACTGTTTCCAACTGAGGCTCATGCTATTGTAGAAATACCAAAAGATACAAATGCAAAATATGAATATGATGTTAAATTAAACATGTTACGATTGGATAGATGTTTAATTAGTTCACTTCAATATCCAGCCAGTTATGGATTTTTACCCCAAACTTTATCCGAGGATGGAGATCCAACCGATATTTTAATATATAACACCGTACCTCTTATACCTTTATCTCTTATAACGGTTAAGATTGTGGGTGGATTAGTAACATATGATTACGATAAGAAAGACTATAAAATATTAGGAGTTCCAACATATAATCCAAATAATTACGAAGATATAGATGATCTAGATTCTATGTTTTTAACAGTGTGTGAAGACTTTTTTAGGTTGTATAAGAAGGTTAATAAAAAACCCAATCCTATTAAAGTAAAGGGATGGATTCATAATAAAGAGGCTCAAAAGTATGTAATTGGGTGTCATAACAATTTTAAAGTCAATTCTAATAAGTAATTTTAATTAAACAAACCCCCTTCCGAAAGGTTGGGGGTTTTTTATTCAAAAAATTGATTGATATTTTCCACAAGGATTTCCGTTACTTCTTCTTTGAACGAAGTATTTTTTGGGTAAGGTAGAACTTTATGTTTTAGTGATTTAGCTAACTTTTTATTTTCTATCTTGTTGCCAATAAACTTGATATAACGATGTTTACCGCTTTCACGTTTGCGCCAAAATGTTCTACCTATACGTTCTTTTAGTTTATCCACACTATGTGTTTTCCATCTAGCATAAACACTTCTACTATGTATCCACTCATAATTAGGAGGACCGTTTAAACTAACACTATAGTTAGGCATTAGTGCTATATCTACATAATTATCCCCTTGATATAGGAATCCTGTTGCTTGATATATTGTACCTTTATGACCCACCTCGCTGTCAGCGTAACTTAATATACATTTTATGTGGGGATATTCGATGTTTAATAATCTAAAACTTTCAGCAATACAATAGCTTTCAATATTCTTGCCATAACCATCAGATATCCACAGTCTTGTAAGTTCTAGTACATTGTTGTTAGTAAGTAGTGGAGATATGCTTGTACTGGCATTTCTACCTACTGCATTTCCGTATATCAATACGCCAATTAATTTTTCGTTATAACCACCAAAGAATGTGCTTTCTATATATTCTTTATGATAAACACCATAAGCTACAGTACATAAACTCCATTTGTGAGTGTAATGATTTTTTTCAATAAGTGTTTTTGCAACATTTTTATTGATACTTTTGATGTCAATTAACGATGTATCACAATATTTTGACATGTTAGTATCATATATTATAGTGGTGAAATATACAAGTTTTTATAGTATGGATTGATATTTATAGACATGAGAAAACTATTTACACTATTTTTAACATCATTTTTATTGGTCAGCGGATGCAAATCTACGAATGTAGAAAAGGTCCAAAAGACCAAAGATGTTCTTGCAAATACCCGAGTTGAAATGGCAAAAAACGAAGGTGAAAAGTTACAACAAGTTGCTACACTAGCTAGTGGAACTGACTATTCTCTTAAATCTGTTACAAATCCGCCCGTCCAAGTCAAGACTGCTATAGACTTTAATGGTAGAATTTTGAACATCACTGGTAATCCAAATATCGATGATTTGAACAAAATAAAAGAACTCACAGATCTATTGAATAGTGAAGTTGAAAAGGAAAAACAAAAGGGCGGTAAACTACTCAAAGAACGTGATGATGAGATTATGACTCTTCAAGTAAGACAAAAAGAAATTGAAGATGTGTATGAAAAACAAATAAAAGGATTGGAAACACAGGCTTCGCAGGTGGCAAAAAAGGCAGACGCCCTTCAGGTTACCGTGAATGAAGTAAACAGTTGGATGGGTCTAGGCGGTGTCATGTATGGTTTGAAGAGGTTTGTGACAATAGGGGTTACTGGCATATTAATATTCTTGATATGCTTTATGGTATTGAGATTTTTGGCAGCTACAAATCCAATTGCAAGCGCGATATTTAGTGTATTTGAACATATTGCTTCATATGCAATATCAATAATAAAGGGTATAGCTCCTAGATCTGTTGATTTTAGTAATTTGACTTCTTCGGTTGAATTTGGTAAATACAAGACCACTTTGGATAGTGTTGTGGATACTATAGAAATAATGAAGAATGTAGAGAAAAAGACTGGGGTTAGTTATACGTTAAAGGATTTAGGTGTTGAATTGGATAAAAACTTAAATGACAACGAAAAGAGACTAATTGGCGAATTAAAACTAACAAACAAGTATGAATAATATTTATATTATATGATTAAATTAATCGATTTATTTGAAAATCAAGAACTTTGTCCGATGAAAATGCTGCAAGATACAGTAATTACAGCTAATTTAAATTATCATTTAGAAAAACAAATTCCATTAATGGAAAACATTTTTAGAACTTATAGTGAATCTTATTTTGAGTTAATTGAAGAAGTTCGTAAGTTATATTACAATAATTTAATTGAACTATGTGATCCAGACGCTGAATTGGTTGAGAGTGACCTTGGTAAAAAAGAAATTTTTGAGGGTAGAGAAGTTTATTTGGATGCTCCGATTGAAATTGAAGAAGATTTGATAATTGAAGCTAAACATCGTGGCAGAAGTGTTACACTTAATAGACCAGTTAGAACTCCAGGTGGACCAAAAAAATATGCTGTCTACGTCAAAGGTAAAAATGGTAAAATCAAGAAAGTAACATTCGGAGATCCAAATATGAGAAGTAGAGCAGGCAATAAAGCTCGTCGAAAAAGTTTTGCTGCTAGACATAGATGTGCTCAAAAGAAAGACAGAACAACAGCCGGTTATTGGAGTTGTCGTAGTCATCGTATGCGCAGTTTAGGTAATAAAGGCCGAGGTAGATTTTGGTAAATTATGATAAAATTAGAAACTTCAATAATTAAATTAACTGATAATGCTTTAACCGAAGTAAATAATTTAGTTAAAAATACAGAGGATTATAAAAACAAAAGTTTGAGAATATTTGTAGAAGCAGGTGGATGTAGTGGTTTACAGTATGGTATGACATTTGATGAAATCAGAGACAATGATTTGGTATATGAATATGAAAGTGTGAGTGTAGTCATAGACAATTTTAGTGCGAATTATATTAAAGAGGCTGAACTAGATTATTCTTATGAATTAATGGGCGGAGGTTTTAAATTTATTAATCCAAATGCAGCAAGCACTTGTGGTTGTGGTAAAAGTTTTAATTAAATTTTTTATGGTAAAATTTATTGTCTTTTAAAAGACAAAAAAATAAACTACGTTTAAAAACGACAAATATAATATGGTTAAGTTTGAGGTTGAAAAACGTCCAGTTCTTACTGAATTAAGACGTATATGTGCTCAAAAGATCAAACAACAGCTGGATATTGGCTTTATAGAAGTCATAGAATGAAATCATTGAGCAATAAAGGTAAAAGAAAATATTGGTAATTTAAATTTTAAAATATATTTATTAAGAGGAGAAATTATATGACGCGTAACGAAATTAAAAATTTAATCAAAGAAATACTAGAAGAACTTAAATTAGAAGCTAAAAAAGAATCTCCTAAGAAAGAAGCGCCTAAGAAACAATCACCACCAGCTCCAAAGGTTACCAAGAAATTGGATCAAACCGGTGATGGCAAGATTACTACTGGTGATGCTGTAATTGCTGCCAGAAAAGCAGCAGCTGCTGAAAGAGATGGTAAAACAGATGATGCTGCTTTTTTAAGGAAAGTCCAATCTATTGTTAACAAGAGACTTGGAAATAAGGTTTAATCAAATAATAAATTTATGACAAAGTCCCGCTAGGTTCTGGCGGGATTTTCTATTTATAAGAGTATGATATTAACTAAAAATAGACATGTTAAGTGTGGTTGTTTGATGACACAAGTAATTCCTACATGCGGATTACATGTTATAAGATCGAGTAGAACCAGAATGTAAGAAGAATGTAAGAAGAAGATATGACTATTAAAACAGACAATTATCTGATAAAATTTACAGCTAATACTGGTTATTATAGAATTGGTAAGTATAATTTAAAAAAACAAACAATTAGTTATGAAAAATAAAAAAGCATTTACTTTGATTGAATTACTAGTGGTAATAGCTATAATTGCAATATTAGCCGGTCTTTTATTACCATCATTGAGTAAAGCAAAAAGTAAAGCGCTTCAAATACAATGTTTAAACAACTCTAGGCAATTGGGTCTTTCAGCTGAACAATATAAGTTAGATTATAATGACATATATCCGCCGCGTAGTTTGACAAATCAGTGGCCATTAGCATTAAAACCATATTATGAGAATGTTGGTATATTAAGATGTCCTGTCGATAAATTTACAAATAATCTAGTTGAAACAAACATTAACAAATCAAATCGTAGTTTTATAATCAATGGATTTAATGATTATTACTATGAATATTTTGACGCGGATTGGGACATTTTAGAGGAACCATTGAAGTCTAGTTCCATTCTATTCGTAAGTGAAACAGTAATATTTGGGGAAAAGTTAGGAAATTCAAGACATTTTTATATGGATATATTTGAAGGAAAAGGTAATGATCAAACTGAATTAGATTTTAAAAAGCACAACAATGGAGCATCATATATATATGCAGATGGACATGCTTCGTATTTAAAGTATCCTCAAATATTTCAACCCGAAAATAAGTGGGCAATTGTCCAATCCTACAGAACTAATTACTCTCTATGATATTTTCCAAGTGAATTTTTTTTAATATTTATTAACATATGACACCGCCTCCTTCCTCAACTGATATTTATATTAAATCTCTATGATACTATAAGAATGAACTTACTTGAATTACTTAAGAAACACAGTTTGACCGAGGGTATAGATGATCCATCGACCCTCAAGTGTATATTCATGGCTGGCGGTCCAGGTAGTGGTAAAAGCACGGTAGCTAACGAATTGTTTGATTTACCATCTGGTTCTTCGGTCAACAAGTATGGATTAAAGGTAATCAACAGTGATAATGAATTTGAACAAATGCTTCGACAAATGAAGATTTCAACTGATTTGAACAAGTTGAGTCCAGATGAATTTGAAAAATTGACAGTTGGTCCACAATCTACTAGAGAAAAAGCAAAACAAATAACTTTTAAGAAATTGAACATGTATAGAAAAAATAAGTTGGGTCTTATTATAGATGGAACAGGCGACAGCATTCAGTCTATCCAGATAAAGAAACGTATTATGGAACAATATGGTTATGATTGTTATATGATATTTGTAAACACAAGCTTGCAAGTAGCGATCGAACGAAACAATAAAAGACCTCGTAAAATACCTGAAGATTTATTGTCGCAAATGTGGTTTAGTTGTCAAAATAATTTGGGTCATTTTCAAAATATATTTGGAAACAATTTTAAGATTGTTGATAAAACCAAGAGTGGCGAACCGATAGATAAAAGCGTGTTACGTAATGTGATAGAGTTTCTGAAAAGTCCAGTCAGAAATCCTATTGGTAAAAAATGGGTGCAAAATTACTATAAAGATGTCGAGACTGTTGATGGTGTAAACACAGATGATGACGATGATGTAGACTTTCCTGTAATGGAACCAATACGTCCAAGAAAAACATGAGACCCTACAAGCATCGGTTGTGGTAAAAATTTCAATTAAATTTTATGAATACTCCAGAATACTATGGTTACAAAATAGGCGACAATATTGCGCCGTATATCAATAAATGTATAGATACAACGGGCGAATGTTACATAAGTGAAGGAATACATATATTAGGTAGAAACGATACAAATTGGCATTTGGGCCACGTATGGAGTGATAGTTGTATTTGTTGGGGATGGAACAGAAAACATTCCGTTAAGATAATTGGTGCTGGTAGAGACAAAACAAGATTAAAATGGATAGATAATTGTAATGCTGCTTACATATATAATAAACAATCTGATGTTATAACAATGGTTACAACTAATTGGAATGAATATTGTAACGACAATTGGATTGAAGGAATAACGTTTGACGGTAATTATGAAAATAATACTAAGTCAACAATGTTAGGAATAAGAATTCGTGGTGCAAATAACACAATTAAGAGTTGCAAGTTTATTAATTTTGGAGTTGGAACTGCTCAAACTCATGAAACTTTCCAAATCATTGTAGGACCTGATAGTAATACAATGAAAGGTACAACAGTTGTTGATAATTACTTTACGTTGCCGGGTAGAAAATCAAATAGTAGTGAAAAACATGTGCCTGAAAATACATGTGTTGCTGTTGGCGGATATGATGTTTTGGTAAGTGATAATGTATTTGAGAATATGGATTTTAATGTGGTAGACCAACAAAGTCCATTACATGGAATATCATTAGCTTTCAGTAAAAACGCTAAAATAGCTAACAATAAATTTATTAATTTTCAAGGAGCTTGTGTTTATTTTGACAGTTGGACAAATGAAGATTTTATTATAGAAAATAATATTGCAAAAAATGTGTGGCAATTTTTTCAAGTAACTTGCCAACATTGGGATAATCCCAAACAAATATCTTTTAATAAAAATGTTTTAATAACTAACAATGAAATTGAATTATCCAAAGGAAATTGTTATTGGCACTGGATTCAGACACCAATAGTTTCCAATTTTTGTGGGTATGTATATGCACCAAATGTTGATCACAAAACTTATCCGGCTTTTGAAAATATAGTGATAACAAAAAATAAAGTAACACTTGGTTTTAGAGAAATTGGAAAAACGTTTGAAGAAAGTTCAAAATTATATTGTTTCTGGGGAAATAAAATTACTGATGATAAAATAAAAATGATTGACAACCAATTTGTATCTACTGTGCCATTAGCATCCAAGAAAAAAAATTTATTTGTTAAATTTATGGATTGGATTAAACGATTATTTAAATGAACAATTTACCTTTTAAAGAAACTCATCTGAATGATAATTTATATCTTAGAGAGTTTGAAGAATCCGTAGATGTAAACGATCTTAATTGGCATAGAGATAAAGAAGATAGAATTGTTGAAATAATTGGTGAAACGGATTGGCAATTACAAATGGACAATGAATTACCAAAAACTATGTCTGGTAAATTTTTTATTCCCAAAGAAACTTGGCACAGAGTAATAAAAGGAACAGGAGAATTAAAAGTTAAAATAAAAAAATTGTAATATTTATTATATATGGCATTTGACCCTACCACAATAAGATGGCCTGGCAGTGGAAGCGCAGTTAATTTAACTACGGTTCCATTTGGTTTTTATTTGAACGAAACCAACAATACAGGCAGTATTGGAAAATTTGAATATGATTGTGAAAAAAGCGCAGAGTGGGCAGCGAAAAGATTGGGATATCCAATTATTGACGTTGAATTAAAAGATATTAGCTTTTATGCATGTTTTGAAGAAGCAGTGAGCGAATATGGCGCTCAAGTAAATCAATTCAATATCAGAAACAATCTTTTAAATCTTCAAGGATTAAACACAACAGATAATCCAAATCTTACTGGAAAGAATATTCAAGGTTCTGGTCTTCCGTTTGTTGTTAAATTGTCTCGTCAATATGGAAGTGAAATTAATGTAGGCGGAGATGTGCCTGTAAAAAGAGTGCCAGTAAATCTTAAAAAGGGACAGCAAGTATATGATTTAAATCAATTGATTGAATGTGAACGTGAATGTGGTAATAATGTTGAAATTAGACGATTATTTCACGGTCCAGCTCCAGCATTTGCACGTATTTATGATCCATTTAGTATGACCGGAATGAGTTATAGTAATGTTTTGAATGAAATGGGATTTGCTGGCTACAGTCCTGCTACTCAATTTTTGATGACTCCAATATTTGAAGATTTATTGAGAGGTCAAGCAATTGAATTTAATGATATGGTTCGTAAAAGTGCCTACAGTTTTGAAGTAATAAACAATCAGCTAAGAATATTTCCTATACCAACATACGATCATTCTGCTTATATTGAATATGTTGTAGAAAAAGACAAATTTAATAGTGCGGTATCACCAGAAGCAAATTATGAGATTGTAAGTGATTATAGCAATGCTCCTTACCAAAATGTAGTTTATAACAAATTGAATGCTGTTAGTAAACAATGGATTAAAAAATATTTTTTGGCATTGTCTAAAGAATTATTGGGTGCAATAAGACAAAAATATAACATCGTTCCAATTCCTGGCGGTGAAGTTACATTAGACGGTGGCGAATTGAGAAGTGAAGCGCAAACTGAAAAAGAAGCGTTAATTACTCAATTGAGAGAAAATTTGGAAGCAACCGGAAGAACCGCAATGATGGAAGCGAAAGCAACCGAAGCAGAAAAGATGAGGGATACATTAAAATCTGTTCCATTATTAATTTATGTTGGAGTTATAGTATTTGGTTTTATATTTATGTTTCAAGATAATCCTATGTCTTATTTGCAAAACTTTATTTGATAACAAAATATCTTTGAATTTTCATATTTTAATAAACATCAATTAGAGAAAAGGATAATTCAACTATTATTTTAGATATATTATCAAGATATTCAAAATGTATTTGATATTTATATAAAGTATTATGGGAATATATGGAAGATATTTTAGTGCAAGAGACATCGCTTATATCAACGGTATAAACCGTGAATTAAACGAAGATTTAATCCAAACTTTTGTTGTGGTATTTAAAATTGCTGCATCTGAAACCAATACAAATGTATATGGAGAAGCTGGCAGTGAAGGAAAAAGTTTTTATCCAGGTATACAACTTGCTGCTCTTATTGATAGAACAGACCCAACAACAGATGATGAAGGATTTGGTCCAGACAGAGATCAATCGGTTATTTATAAATTCAGAGAATTGGATTTAAAAGAAGTTAATTTCTTTCCAGAAATTGGCGATATAATCCTATTTAATGATATTTATCATGAAATTGATAACGTAGTTCAAGAACAATTATTAGGCGGGCAAAGTGATAATTCACTTAGTATAATTTGCAATACTCATTATAGTAGATTAAGTAAACTCAACTTAGTTGAAAGACAATTCTAACCTATGTCTTGGAAAGGAAATACAAATAATCCGGTCCCAACAAATGAGGACAAAACGCAAGAAAACAAGTATTTTACAAATACATCCAATCGTGCGTTTGACGTTCGTCGTGATCAAGACCAAAAGAAAAATTTTACAATATCATTATTAGATATTGATACCGCAATTGTAAAATACGTTGAGAATGTTATCAATCCAACAATAATTGATGCGGGGGAAAATATTAAAGTTCCAATTATATACGGAAATCCGGAAAAGTGGAAAGCTGGCAAAGTGGATGGTTATTTACGTGATAATCAAGGCAAAATACAACTGCCTATAATAATGTTCAAACGAAATTCATTCTCAAAAAATGAAAGTATGATGTCGTTAAATCGTTACCTTTCTTACCCAGTATTAACAAAGTTTAATGAAAAAAATAAATATGACAAATTCAGTATTTTAAATCAAACCGCTGCACCTGTTAATAGTGTATATAGTTTATCTTTACCAGATCATGTAAAAGTAGAATATGAATTCATGGTGTGGACTGAATATATTGAACAGATGAATATGGTTTTAGAAAAAATTAACTACGCAAGTGAAGATTATTGGGGAGATCCACAAAATTTTAAATTTAGAGTCAGTATTAATGATTATACTAATACATCTGAAACACCATCTGAAAAAGATAGAATCATACGTTCTACATTTAATTTAACTGTATACGCTTATTTGTTGCCGGAAAGTTTTGAAGATAGAAAGAAGACAGTTCAAAAATATCTTACTCCTAGAAAAATAAGCATTACCTCCGAATTAGTTTCTGGAACTCAGATGAAAACTGTCAAGAAAGATATTAAAAATAATAGTTATAGTAATCCGTCTAATCAATATTATGATGTCGGCGGAGCAATATCTTCTAATAAAGATATCTGGAGATTTCCTCAACCTGCCATTGTTACAGAGAAATCAACAACTGATGGCGGTCAAATTTTAGAAAAAATAAGAGCAAGTTATGCGGCTTTAATTGTTCAACAAACAATGGACTCGAATGAAACTACTACGACAAGTTCTTGTTGTCCAATCTGGCATAACCCACCAACTACTCCTACAGACTACGGAGAAGAAGGTTGGATGGCATATGATGGAGACTTCCATTATATATATGTGTCTGGTATATGGTTAAGACAAGATATTGCTCGATGGGTATCTTAGTATATATTTTTTATAACAATTCAATCCACATTTATATTTATAAATATAAATTAATTTTATGCCTTATCCAAATGACAATAAATTGAATGTAATTATAGCACAAACAAGTGGGAGTGCAGACGGAACAGAAAAATTTCCATTTGTCGAGAAAATTATTAGCGGAAGTAATTTATTTATTGTTACAAATGCATCCGGCGAATTGACAGGCAGCACATCTTTTCCTTTTGCTACATTTGAAAATTTATTAGTCACAGGAGCCCTAACGGCGAGTATAATAAGTGCAAGCAATTCATTAACTTCTTCTGCCGCAACATTTACTGGTCCGGTATCAATGAGTTCTAGGTTGAGTGCAAGTGGAATTTATGATGCGGGCATTTTGACCGTAATTGGCACTACAAATTTGTCAAATATTAGTGCTAGTGGAAATATGTCTTTTTCTGCGAATCCAGCGACATTGAGTGGGACTAATCTTGTTATTAGTGCATCAACAGGAGATTTTTCAGGTAATCTGAACGCGACGACTTTAACAGTAAATACAAGTATCGTCGATGGCGGCAGTTTAACTGTTTTGGGTAATACTTCATTGGGAGATTCTACGAACGACACAACAAAGATTACAGGCAGTGTGAGTATTAATGGCAGTTTAAATGTTTTCGGAACTACTACTGTTGCAAATTTAACTGCAAGTAACATTAGTGCTAGTGGACAAATAATTGCTGCTGGATTTACAGGAAGTTTATTCGGTACATCAAGTTTTGCTACTACTGCGTTAAGTTCAAGTATCAGCAGTATAAATGATAATTCTACATATTATGTAACTTTTGTTGACGGAATTTCAGGATCAAGAGCGTTGAAAACTGACGGTGATATTTTGTCATATACTCCAAATACAAATGTATTGACGATTGGTGTTGGATCAGGAAGTGTAGTTGTTGGAAATAATATAACAATGCAAGATGGTGGTGGTTCCTCTCAACTTAGAGTTGGTATCACAACTACTGATACGGCATCATTATTAGTATCAGGCAATGCATTTCAAGTTGTAAAAGGAACAGGTGCAACTGATCGTGTATCGACTAATTTGAAATTATCTGCAAGTAATGATGTATTATTTAGCAGCACTACTCAGGCTACCGATTTTTCAAATGGTGCATTTCATGTTGATGGTGGTGTTTCTATAAGTAAAAATTTATATATATCAGGATCTACATTTCTTGCTGGGGATTTAACTATATATGGATCGAGTTCAATAGTTAATATCAGTAGTAGCACTTTAATAATAGGTGATAATAGAATTTTATTAAATGCCGGAAGTCCTATTGTTAGATATGCCGGCATAGACGTATATGACAGTGGTAGTGGTGGTATACATAACAATGTTACAAGTTCATTCTTGTGGGATTCACAATCAGATAGTTGGTTAATATTTAGTGCAAATAGTTCATCCGCATCGCCATTGACCGCATCAAGTGCAATAATAATTGGTGGACCAACAGGTTCGTTTGGAAATGAAACATCACTAACTACAAATGCGATTCCTAAAGTTCAATCTTCCGGAAAAAATATTACAGACAGTTTATTGAGTGATGATGGAACCACATTATTATATACAGGCACAAGAATAAGTGCATCACAATTTACATCATCAAATGGATTATTTACTAATGTATTTTCTACAAATGTCTCTAGTTCCAGAATAACTGCTTCAAATGCATTATTAACTAATGTATATTCTTCTTATATATCAAGTTCTGTAATCAGTTCTTCAAATCTAAGAGTAGAATTGACGGGCAGTATAACTTATGCAACTGGAGTTTTGGTAACTTACATAACAGGTTCATTTAATACATTAACATTGAGCACTGGCAGTTTTCCTGGAAATGCACCCGGTTTGGTTCCAACCACACCAACATCAAGTGGTATGCCTGGTCAAATAAATGTAGACAATAACTTCATATACGTTTATACAAATCAAGTGTGGAAGAGAGTGCCATTGTCTCAATGGTCAAATTAATATAAAAATTACGAGTATGCTATTTCTGACAGCCCAAGAAATTTTGGTTTCTTGGGTTGTTATATTATAATATACTATATCAATCGTATATTTATTATCATAACTATTTATAACATATGCCTATTGGAAGTCAAGTAATTTATAATTCTGGGGATTTAATCTTAAGCACGGTTAGTTCATCTAACAATACATTTGTAGAAACAAAGATATCAGCCGCTACAAGTTCTCTTATTTATTTTGATAATACCGCTAGAATTAATAGTGCATCATTGAGTAGTATTACAGTTGGCAATGCTGTGAGTTCAAGTTATGCATTGACTGCTTCGTTTGCATTAAATTCAGACGGAGGATCAGGAACTGTGTCTGGTTCTACAAATTATATTGGAAAATTTATATCTTCAACTGTAATCGGAACCAGTAGTATATATGAAACAGGATCAAATGTTGGTATAGGCACAACAGATCCTCAATATAAATTGGATGTAAGCCCCTTAGGATCAAACGCTCGGGTGGGTATCTTGGAACTCGGGTCTTGGCCAGCTGGATCTACGTATGCATATTTACAACACAGTGGATTGAGTAGTTTAAATCCAAATAATTATGCGTTTCTACAAGAATCAACTGGAGAAACATTCTTCAATGCAGCACCTGGTCAAGTATTGCATTTCAGAATTGGGAATGTTGAAGCGGCACAATTTAATTCATCTGGTTATTTAGGTATTGGTCATAATAACAATCCTATTACTGCAAAATTAGAAGTAAGTGGATCAGGAACGGATAAGTTATTTAATATAAAAAGCACTAATGCCGGCGATTATATTTTGTTTGTAAGTGGATCTGGCAGAGTAGGTATAGGCACAAATGTTTTGACTAATAAATTAACCATTGCGGGTAATGTCACTGCTAGTTCATATACATCAAGTATAATCAATGCAGTGGGTTTCTTGGGAACTGCAAGTTGTGCATTAACCGCAAGCGCAGTTAGTGTCGTTCCATCAAATGTATTTGTTCAAGGAGGAAATAGTTTTGGAACAACTGCCACATTGGGAACAAATGACGCATCTGCACTTATATTTGAAACAAATAATACCGGAAGAGTAACAATTGACACAAATGGATACTTTGGTATAGCACAACCTACTCCTACTGCATATTTACACGTTGGACAAAATACCGTATCAGATACAAATAATTATGGCATAAGAATTGACAAGAATGGGACTCTGGGTTCGCCTGGTAGTTATCAAAATTCTGCGATTTATATATCGGATTTGGCAAGTGATGGACCATCAACAGTTGACATAACTGGTCAAGTAAGTTTTAATTTTCCTAGACTACAATCATCTGATACCAGTGCATCTAAAGTTTCACATTTAATTATTTCTCATGATAGTGCTCTTGGTCCAATGAGAGTTGACGGTAAAGGAAATCTTTGGGTTGGTTATGATAGATCCCTCGCAAATACCAGTTCAAATTCATTTTCTACATTAATATACGGTGGATTAACTGTTGGATCTAACTATCAAACAACCACAGTATCAGATGGAACTGCAATATTCGCCGGCAATGTAGGTATAGGAACTTATAATCCTCAATTTTTACTGGATGTAAGCGGCAGTAGCAGACACGGAGCAATTCCATCCAACGTTCATCAATTTACCGGCAGCATAAATATAAATGGTTCTTTATTTAGTAATGCAAATATCACTGCGAGCAACATAAGTGCAAGTGGAACTGGTAGTTTTGGTATTATAGGAATTGGAACCACAAGTCCGTCTGCAAAATTAACTATTGTTGATAATACAAATGGAGGAACAATACATTTAGTAGGAAGAACCAGCGATGATACAGCAGCGATTAATTTTAGAGCCACAGGAGATGCTTCTACATATGCTTATATTGCTCCTGATACAAATGAATTCAGAATGTATCATAATGATGGATTCATGTCATTTTATCCAGGCGGAAATGAAAAAGTAAGAATAACCAGTGCAGGTAATCTTGGTATAGGAATTACAACACCATCTTATAAACTTGATGTAAGTGGATCAATTAATGCAACATCTAATCCAGGAGCATCTGGTGCAATAATAAGAGTAAGAGATATGGTTACAGCCGGAAATGAATCTTTTTCTGGTGTATTTTTTTCATCTAATCCAGGAACAGATTATACAATCGGCAAATGGACTACAACAAATCAACAAGGGTTTTTACAAATAAGAGATCAATCGGGAAATAAATTTTTTACTTTAAATAGTTCTGGTCAAGTTGGTATTGGAACAGATAGTCCATCATTTTTGATAGATGTAAGTGGTAGTAGTCGTCATGGTTATAGATCAGCAGATGTCCATCAATTTACTGGAAGTGTAAGTTTAAGTGATGGATTGTCACTTACAAATTTGACTGCAAGCAATATCAGTGCAAGTGGAAATATTATTGCTTCAAAAATTACAGCAAGTAATGCATTTATTAATGGAAATTTGACTGTTACCGGCAGTATTTTTGCTTCATTGTTTAGTGCAAGTTACATTTATATCACTTCAAGCACATTAGTTGTTACCGATAATATTATTACATTAAATGCTCTTAGCCCTTATCAAAGATATGCCGGTATAGAAATGTATGATAGTGGCAGTGGCAATTTAAGCAGTTTCTTGTGGGATGGTCAAGGTGATTATTTCTTTGTAACGGGTAGCGGTGTAAATAGTAAAATAATAGTAGGACCAGACCAACAAACAAATTTAACATCCGGTAGACTTACCAAAGCAACAGGGACGAATATTATCGGAGATTCAATTGTATCAGATAATGGAAGTGGAATTATCGTTTCCGGCTATATTAGTGGCAGTAGTGTAATTACCGGCAATATTACCGCAAGCAATATCAGTGCAAGTGGAACAAGTAGTTTTGGTTATGTTGGCATAGGTACAAATGCACCAATTTATAAGTTGGATTTGCAAAATACATCATCTACTGCTAGATTGGGTAATGCAATTGTTGGTGCATGGCCTGTAAATAATACATTTGCACTTTTTGGACACAATAATTTAGATCACGCAACCTCAGCAACAAATTATGCATTAATACAATGGAATGACGGAACCACATATTTAAATGCATCAAGTGGTAAACCTATTAATTTCAGAATTGCTAATGCCGATAAGATGATATTGGATGCCAATGGTAATGTTGGTATAGG